GGATGGATTATCAAATGTAAATGACATTTCGAGAAGAACTGTATCTACATATGTGCCTGTTTCCAATTCGGCTGTTATAATACATCCCATAACAGTCTGACTTGTGAAAATTGAATATTCTTCCAATACTGTATAATTTACGGATTCGAAAGAAAATTCATATCTAGGTTGAGATACTCTACCCAACACATTAAGGGCTTGGTCATATAAACTCTGAGATGCCGCTTGGATTTCAGTAAGCGTCATAGAGTCTGTTTGTATTATATTTTCATTTTTATATGTATTTTCATATATGAAGTTATTTAACTCTAATAACTGAGATGGGGTAAAGTTTGTATCGAAACTGACTTGATTGTTTATGTCTTGAAGTACTTGGGTCACATCCGCTATCTGAATTTCTTTGTTATCTATCTCTGTATTTTTTGAATTTATCTCGTTTTGTTTGGCTGTCATCTGAGCCGTTATATCTGCATACGCCACACCCTGTTCTATTCTTACTTTTTGAACCCCTTCTAAAGCCAAATACTCTTCGTTTAAAGTGGCTAATTGACTGTTGAGAGTCAATAACTCTGAGTTGTAGGTTTGCAGTAATAAAAGATTAGCTGAATATTCTGCTTGCTTGCTTACCACCAAGGCATCCCATGTTGTAACAGCAGACACAAGTCCAGCAGACATCCATTCTTCGCTTAGATAGTATCCGAAGTTGTACATCTTATCTGTTCCCAAGGGATTAACTGAACGAATATTTAATTCTCCGCCACCATATACGGCAAGACAAGTTGTAATTTCATCTGATTTTTCTACAAAGCTTCCTGACTGAATCAGGTTATCGAAGCTCATAAACATATCTGTTTGTGTTGTCGCGTTGTCAATGGTTCTAGCAGAAATAGTTCTGTTTGTAGTATCGAATACAAAAATACATTCGAAGGCATTTGCTACATCCACCGTTAGAAAGTTGTACACGTTCGAGTTAGCCACATCAAAAGTTCTATACTTCAAAGTAAGTTCTGTGTCTACTGTTCCAATTGTCCAGTTAGGAGCATAGGATGTAACCATATCATATAAAATTGTATCTTGCGGAGACAACACGTCGTATAGTTTTTGAGTTCCCCCGTATGCCGATAGTTTCTTTTGAATCAATTCGGCATCTATAGATTTGCACGAAACTGTTTTTACCGGAACTGTTCCGTCTAATGTTTTTTCCGCATTATATATGATGAAGTAACCATAACCTTCTATCAAAACCAACCGTTTATTTTGTAAATATCCGTAAGCTTCCAAGTTTGTTTCTCCGCCATCGATGCTCTGAGGATAAGAGAACACAAATTCTCCTAAAGCGTTAAAGCGTAAAGTTAGCTTTGTATTATAAGCAAGCCCCAAAGAAAACACTTCTGTTCTGTCAGGGTTGCATAGAATTATGTAAGGAGTCTCTGGTTGACCAAAATAATTAAATGTTTGGTTCATATGTTACCTCCTCTATCCTCCAAGTTTTTTGGCGGTATATTGAACTGTCATGGCTACACTGGATACATTTCCTTGTATTCTAAGTTGATTCAAAGACGGTACAAGCCGTAAAAACTTCTTGTTGAAATTAGAAAGTCTTCTCAACCCAGTACTGGAAGATATGGTCTGGAAGGATGAGTTTATCGTTATAACTTCATCTCCAGACAATCCCGTAATAGACGATACTCTGTTGTTATCGTTGATATTTGTTATCGTGAAACTTCCACCCAAATTGTTCATCGTAATAACCAGAGTTGGGTACAAATAATCCCCTGTGTCGTCAGAAGCATTGTAGAAATTTTCAGTTCTGTCTACAATTGATTCTGTATAAGTATAAGTGTTCGTTATAGGAAATTTCCAAGCAAAAGGAGAATCGCAAACCACATCGCATGAAAAACCCTTGATTAAATTACCGACTCTATTTATAGTCGGATTATTAAGTATACAATTAAAGTATATATCTTGTATGTCCGCTTGGTCTATTTGAAATTTCTTGTAAGACCTAGAACTGAAAAGCCACTTTTGAATAAGCTCGAATGTTCCTGCGTCCAATTCGTCTTCCGAATAAGCAGAAAACGCAAAGCTTAATTTTGGACTAGGAGTAGAACCATAAAAATAGGGAGTGGCTCTTCTATATATTTTCTGTTCATATATTTCCATGCTCGAAGAACCCATTGTTTTAGAAATCGCCTGTGAATCTATATCCATTATTTTCAAACCATAGGTTTCACTGGGAACACCGTCATATATAAAAGAATTTCCGAAAAATGCCATTAAAATCCTCCTTCCCCTTAAAAGCAGACACGTCTATATGCTAAACGTGTCTGCCCCTCTAGTATATCCACGACTCAACATGCTGTCGTTTATTTTCTTGACTACGCTATCAGTCAATCTTTCTAAGTCTGGAATAACGCTTTTGTCTAAGTTACCTGCCACATTTATAGGCATGTTTATTTCAATCCCGCCATTACCATTAGATACCGGAGAAGACTGCATCAAAGAAGGTAAAGTTACTTTCATAAATTTATCTGCTTGTGCGCCGTTTATAACCAATTCGTCTTCTACCAGTTTAGCTAATAATTCCGTAGAGCGACTGGAGTTTCCGGTTTGTCCTCCGCTATGGAAAGTAGCAATAGGGGGAGTACCCGTGTTAGTTCCTCCGCTCGTAGAAACTCTGCTATTCACCACCCCGCTAGGAGGTTGGATATTTCCTAATATGGTAGCCAACTGAGATGCAAAATCATCCACGCTACTTGCGTTTATCGCCTGTACTGCGCTTATGGCTTCGTTGATTTGAGCTTCGAAGGCTTGATAGTCCGCATCCAGTGCTTCTTTCTGCTTATCTATCGAATGACTATATTGCGCGTCTTCCAAATCTTTATTGGCATTAGCCAATTCATCTTCTAATTGTGCGCGACGAGCTTGTGCTTCTTCTGAATCGTCGAACTGCAATGCCGCTAATTCGTTTTGAATTTTCAGAATCGTATTGTTCTTCTCTTCGATGTCTTGCTGATATTTTCTTTCACGCTCCATAGAATCCAGAAGTTTCTTTCTGGTATCTATAAGGTCTTTGTAGCCCTTTAATTGTGCTTTGAGGGCATCAATTGCCGCCTTCTCTGCTTCCTTCAAAGCGTCAGTTAAGTTATCAGCATCGGCTGTAGCATCGTTTAGTTGGTCAGATAATCCGCCGCCTCCGCCTCCGCCACCACCTGCACCATTCATTAAGTCGCTAATGTCAGGTAAACCACCACCCGCACTACCACTACTCGGATTTAAATAGTCCCCTAAATCAATATCTAAACCAGAACCCCATTGCTCAAGGCTATCCGCTCCAGATTCCAAGGCAGAACCAATGTTTCCAAAATCAAGCCCGCCAGTTCCACCAATGTCAACAGACAAAGCAGGCAACGTAAACGGAATCGGAACACCCATGATGCTACCACTAAAGTCAGCACTACCTATTTGCTTAGGAGTAATGGCTATTCCGCCCTTGAAGTTCTTGATTGCCGCACCCAAACTTCTCATCATGTTGGCAATGTTGCCAACCACTTTTTGAACTACGTTTCCGGTTTTTGTACCAGCCTGTGTAGCCAATTGAGTTAGGTTTCCATCAGCACTAATTGCATACTGATAGATTGCATCTGCTCCCTTAAGTGCGTTACCTTGAGCATCTACCCAAGATTGATTTGTTGAAGCCATTGCTTCCGCTACAACCCGCGCATAGTTATTGTATTGCTCAGTTCCAAATTGAAGGTTCTGCGCACCCATGTTAACTAATATGTTATTGAGTTGTTGCATTTCGTTCATGGCGGCAACAGATTCAGTAATACCTTCGTTAGCAGAAGTTATCGATTCTATCTGCTCCGTAGTCATACCCATTGCTTCACCAGCAGAACTTACTATACCAGTTATGGTTTCGAAAATTCCACCGATTTGAGATAGTTGACTCATGTATTCAGCAATGTTTATTTCGCCCGCATCGAACATGGATGATATTTGTGTAACCGCTTGAGATGCATTTGTAACCATTCCGCTAAAGAATGAGTTTGCGGCATTTGTGTCGCCACCAAACATTTCTTGGAAATTAGCACCAGCCATCTGTTCGTTCAAAACATTGAAGTATTGAGTCGCGGTTATTTCACCATCTTTGAACTGTTGGTTTATCGTAGATATGGCAACACCAAGTTCGTTGAACATGGTCTTACCTTTGCCTTCTTCCAACCCTTCGGATGTTGCTGAGATTATGGTTTCAAATGTATCTACGAAATCTTTTGAAATCGGTATTGACTTTAGAACCGCATCTCTTTGCGCCTCCAATATAGCGATTTGTTGCTCTGTTGCACCAGTCGCTTTCGCAGACTCTATGGCTATATCCGCTTGACCCTTTACATATTCCGCTATGGCGTCCGAATTTAATTTTAGTTGACCTTCTTCAATATCCAATGAGTTGAGGTAATCAGGATATACTT